CCTGAAATTATTGTTCCTGCATCTAAACCTAAAGAAGATGCTGTTAATGCACTTACAGTAATATTTGGTGTTCCTGTCAGTCCCTGAGAAATTGTTGAAATACCCGATGTTGAAGCGTAAGTAGCAATTCCTGACGTATTTGCATACCCACTATTTCCACTACTAGGAAGATTGGTCAGTAAAGATCCATCTCCAACAAAGTATGTTGCAGTAACGATTCCAACAGATAATCCAATATTTGAAGTGTTTCCATATCCAAGAGTTTGGTTTAAGTTTTGTGTTCCAGTACCACCACTGCCAGCGTCCCCAACCCATTTATCTGTTAAAGAATCATACTTTAAGTAATAATTATTTCTTTTTGCACTATCTCTATCAATATCATCCAGAAATTCTAGACGAACTTCTCCACCGCCACCTTGGGCATTGACAATATTTCTTAAATATTCTAATTCTCTTCTTATTTTAATTATTTCTGGATCAGTTGTATTTTCCTGAACTTCTTTTTTGGTTTTAAGTTGCTCTAAAATTTTAAGAGCATTGTCTATAGTATCATTTTCTTTAGTATCATTTTCTTTGTACTCACAAATTTCTGTTAGGGGATGAGACTCCTCTATTAGATTAATTTGCAAAGTTTCTTCATTTTTGTACCCATACTCAATATCTTCCTCTACTTCAATCGAATTAAACTCTTCTTCTGGCGAATTTTCTTCCTTTGGTGAATTTTTTTCCTCTGGTAAATTTTCTTCCTCTTTTTCATCCTTGACAATTACTTTATCTTCTTTTTTTATTGGTTCATAATACAACCAAGATTCTAGAGCTTTAACTTGACGTTCTAATTGTCTTTGTTTTTTTTCTTTTTTTATTTTTTCTTCTTTTACTGACTCTTTTACCTGAGTAAAAATAGAATCAATATTAATTTCACCTACAAGAGACTTAAACTCATCATCTTTTTCTTTTTTTGCTTTACCTATTAGAGAAAAAAATTCTTGGAGTTCTGTGTTCATTTTTGGTCTAATTCATTGTTCTTTAAAAGTTTAGCTAATTCTGCAGTAGATCCAACAAATAAAGCATTATTAACTGTTGTGGGACTTTTACCAACTTTTTCTTCTTCAATGTCTTTTAGTTTCTTTTGAAGATCCATTAACTTATCTGTTGCGTCTGCAACGTTTTTAATTAATTGACCAGCAACCTCATATGCTCTTGGCATTTCACTTTCTTGGGCAAGTTCTAGAATCCCATTGATTGCCTCTTGACCTTTTTCTATAATTGAGTAAAGATTCCCTCTTGTATATTCATAATCTTTTTTGACATCATCTACAGTAGAAGATATTTTTTCAATTTCACTGGAAATATTCTTAGTCTCTGCAGGTATTACTTCCGCATCGACATTAAAAGTTTTATTAATCTCGTCGAATTTCTTTGTCATTTTCATAGAATATTCTCACTAAATCCAAAGTCATCTCCAGTTTGAATTAGAGCATTATCCTCACTAGTTATGCGATAAACCGCAGATCCAGAAACGTGAGAAGATGCTTTTGTACTATCTGCACCTCTTGTAACAGTGAGTACATTACCTGCTTTTTTATCAACATACATTTCTTCTTCATCTACGTAAATATATGTATTGACTGCAATAGATGATGCATCATTAACTTCAACTAATCTATCAATATCAGATAGATTTTTGGATAGATTTGTAGTAATATTGCCTGTGTAATTCTTAGTAGCTCTTGGTTCTATTGAGTATACAACTTCTCTAGTTGGCGTTGAAGTAGAATCTCCAGAAATAAGTCCAATAGAAACCTTTTTGATAATATCTGTAGAAACAGAAGATGTTGGTCCAAATAGGTATGTTTTTGCGGTAAATCTTAAAGTGTAAATCAGAGATCTTCTTTGGGAGAAATCACCTTCATAATCATCACTCATGGATACACTATTCAGAATAACTGGTACATCTCTTTTTTCTCCTATTTCAGAAACTAAATCAATCGTGATGTTATATGCTGGTTGAAAATATGGTAAGATTTGTTCAATGATTTGAAGCATATCATCATTTAACTTTGTAAATATGCTAAGTTCAAAGTCTAAATTGTATGGTACTGGAAGATATGTTTTTCTTTGTTGAGTCTCATCAGAAACAAATGGAGATAAAAATGTTTGAACTGTTGAAGATTTTCTAGAACCATCATAAGATATTCCAACAAGTTCAAAAGACATTCTTGGCAATGTTATTTGAACTGGTTTATTTAAATCTGGAGATTGTTCTAATCTAGCTAGAAATTTTTGAGTTGGACCATAAGCTAAAGGAACTTTTATTACACTAACATTAGAACCAGAACTGTCTTTATGCTTTATTGTAATATCATTGAATAAAGATCCAAAAGACACAATTGTCTTTCTAAAAATTTCGTTGTAGAAATATTCAAACATTTTATTATTTAAATTTTATATAATATTTATTTAATTCACAATGTGCCAAAAGGATTTGACTCGCTAAAATCAATAACTTTATCTGCCTCTTCCTCTATAACGTCATTTTGAGAATAAGGATCAACGAGATTGTCTGATTTTAGTGTTCTTAATTTATATGATGCGCCACTTGTGGATCCCGTAATAGTTTCTCCTGACGCAAAAGATCCACTGACAATAAAAACTTCAAGTTTATTATTATTCGAATCCCAAGAATTTACTCTTGCAGTCGTTCCAGAAACTGATCCTGTCACAATTTCATTGTACTTAAATGACCCTGTTCCATTTGAACCTGGACTTGCTATCGTAATAGTTGGTGCGACAGTATATCCTATGCCTGCATCACTGAGTCTTATTTGAGTAATTGTACCAGCAGCACTAACTACAGCATAACCAACTGACGTAGTTCCTATTCCTGGACCACTAAATGTTACTGTTGGAGATGATGAATAACCAGAACCACCGTTTGTTATTGTAACTATTCCAACAATACCATCACCTATTATTGCTGTTGCGGCAACACCACTTCCGCCTCCTCCAATGAAAGCAACTGCAGGAGCAACCGTGTATCCATATCCGGAGTTGACAACTTCAACTCCTTGAACTTTTAATGACGATGTTCCATTACAGTCGATCAAGTTATCGATCATCGTTGCAACACCAACTGCAGTGTATCCGCCGGATGGAGCAGAAGAAATTGCCACCTTTGGTGGTGTATTAAATCCACCTCCTCTATTAAATACTCTAATGAATCTAACTCCACCATTGACAATATTTGTAAATGCTGTTGCAGTTACTGCTGCCCCAACTACAGATAAAGTCTGAATATAACCCTGATTTTGAATATTATCGTCTATTTCTTCAATACTAGTATCAACAACTTCGTCTTCATATCTAAAGAGTTCACATTTTAATTCGTAAACATAATTTTTTTGAAGTTGATAAAATGGTTGTTCGTGTTCTACGTATTTGATCTCAAATAATCTATCACCCAATGGGAAGTAAATCAAATCTCCTTCTTTGGGTCTTGTAGATAATTTTATATCATTTAAGTTTTTTATAAGGGGACTGATATAAGTTTCAAATCTTTCTCTAGAAATTATTAAACTTAAATCGTCAATATCCTGAATACCAAATTTTGATAAGATAGTTCCTGCCCCACCATATCCATCATAACTATTGACATATGCTTCTAATGGATAAGCATTATCAAATCTTGATTGTATAACCTCTTTTATTACAGTTTTTTCTGTAACATACTTTCTTGGAATATAATATACTTCGACACCATACATTCGAATCTGTTCATTTATCAGATCTTGTATTAAACCTTGTTCTGAAGAAGAACCTTGTAGAAAAAATGGATTTAACATTTTATCCGATCATATCTAGAGGAGGAAGTTCATAAGTATTGGACATTTTTTCCATCAAAATATCAATCTCTCTTTGCGCATCATCATACATTTGCCTTCCATTCAGTTCAACACCGCCGGGAAGTTTTACCCCTGTAAATTTCATCATATTTTGTCCCCATTGTCTTTTAATCAATGATGTCAAATATGGTTTTAAGAAGGAATCATTCCAAACTCTTGAATAGTCATTTGGATCTATAGTTGAATAGCAGTCAATAACGAAGTAATTGTTTTCACTAACAGTACCCCAATCGATATCTAGATACAACCTATCTTGTCTTTTGTTGAAACGAATTTGTTTCTGAGTATTTAAAAGAAAATCTAAATCTTCCAAATATGTTTTAACCATAGCGTAACTCAGAAGTTCAGTTGTTCCCCAATAATAAACATCATTTAAGAATAACTGATACTTCACGCTAAACATATTGTGCGTGATTGTATTCGAACTATCAAAACTAAAAACTTTATTGATGCCAATTATATTTGGCGGAACTTGCAAGTAATTACTATTTTCGTTGTAAGTGAAAGTTACTGCAGTTCCTACGATATTTGTATTAACAGTTGTTGTTACAATACCAACATTACTAGTTGCATCAAGTCCTCTGGCTCTTCCGCGAGCAATGTCATCTGCTGTTATTTTATATTTATAAAATGTAGGATAAACACCATCAAAATGTCGTTCTTGAAAAAACTGGACAGCATCATCTACGAGATCTTCAATTTGCTCATCGGCAACATTAATTTCTAAAACTGGCGCTCCCAGTTTTCTCTTGCAGTAATCTATTAATTCTTGTCTAGTAGATGGTTGCGCCATTTATTAGTACCTCTCAGAATATTTATGGTGCCGAAGAAATACCAGGTTTTACTAAAATATTTCCTTCAACAATTCTATAAACAGTAGAACCCGAACTCACGAGAATATCATAAACATATCTTCCTTCTTTTAAAGATCTTGTTTGGGTTGAACCTAAAGAAATATTGAATCTACCTTGAGTAGAAGTAGAAAATCCAACACCGAATGTTGCTACAGCATAAGAACTTGATCCAATAGAAACACTCTTTGCCATTTGGGAAGATCCAGTCCACCCAGAAAAATTAAAGGCAGAACTTGATGTGTTTACTACTGAAAAATTTGCCAAAAAAGTTGACCCGGTGTTAATGGTCAAATTAACTGAACTTGGAGTTCCAGAAGTCGTGTCAAAGGTTATTCTTTTATCAGACATTTAAAATACCTAAACTTGAAATTACTTCTTGTTGTTTTAAGTATAACTTATAATAACATTTTGCAATGTTCTTCAATTCGGTAATATCATCTATACTATCTATCTCAGAAGCAACTTTAAAGTATTCGAAACTCTTACTCAAATTTTCAAGGTCTATATTATTTGGGTCCATCAATTAAACTCCTAAGTAAAGATTTGATTTCATTTAAATCTTCTTTCATATTAACAAAATCTTTCTCAAGATTCTGTAATTTTTGATTTTCTTTTTCTTTTATTCTTTTTTGCATAATATAGTTGTTATAGTCTGTCATATTGGTGTTAATAATTGCCTTTGTTTCTTCGTCTCTAACCAAGTTAGAATGACCATTAACTTTTGAGTATTTCATAACTTATTATGCCAGCGCAATAATTCTCAAATCTTTATATCTTGGAGGATATGCTTGATTTGTTGAGGTTCCAACAAGTTTAATGCCAAAATATCTGAATGCTGGCAGACTATCAATAGTAAATTCATACTCTCTAAAGTCAAGAACATCACTATCGAAACCAATCAAATCAGTTTTGGAAACCATTTTGTCGGGCAATCCATTACTATCAGACAAACTTATTACATCTCCACTTGATGTTAAGTTAGTATATCCTGGGAAAGGATAGTAAATTAATTCCGAGTTGGG